GAGCTAATGTCATTGATTCATAATCAATAGTTTTTTTCGCTTTCATCGATTGAACTGAGTTTGTAGTATTAAAAGGTACAGTCCATTCTGCATATTGCACTTGGTTCTACTATTTTAGCTCCAAATACATATAATCCTTTACAAGCATCTGAGAATGATGCTTCTGGTCTATATGCTTCTATTTTAGATATTTGTCCTGCATAAGATATAGCCATATCAGTACCAGCCATTATGTGATAATGCAATACTTTTGAAGATGCCCCAACTTCTTTAGTTACTACATTATTAGATTCGTATATATCAAATCCAGCAACCTTACCTTTTATTCCATTAGCTTTTACATCTTGGTTTTGAGTATATTTAGTATATCTATCATCTTTTTCTAATAGCCCTAAAAATTCAGGTGGAACTACTACAAATCTACCGATAGATGGTATATTCTTTTTATTGAATTGAACTTTTAAATCTACTAAAGTATCATATGCATTTGAAGCACTTAATGCTTTTGGTGCAGATTCAGTACCGAATTCAAAAGTAACTGCTTCATCATCTACCATAGCTGCTATATATTTATCAGTCACTTCAGCAACTGCATATGCTGCCCTTTGCATTGCTTTTTCCATTAAGTTTACATTAGCTTGTACAGCTTCAATATCTTCTACTTTAAAGTTAAAGTATTTAGCTTGGTCTATTACTAATGATACTGTGCTTCCTCCACCTGGATCTGCAGGAGTTCCTACTCCAGATGCTTTAGTATAATCAGATACAGTTATATCTCCAAATTTTTGGATATGAACTGTATCACCTATATTTTTTATTTCTCCTTCATAATCTCTATTGACACAATTTGCAAATACATGAGTATTATCTAAGTTTTGAAGCAAGCGTGCGCTCCAAAGCTCAGGCACAAATTAGTTCCGTAAGCCATTTATAACATCTCCTTTTATTTTAATATTCCTTGCTTGGATATTTCATCCCAATGTGCATTTATTTCAGATGGTGACATCTTTTTAATATCTTCTAATGTAAACCCGCCTTTGCTAGTTTTTACTGCTCTTGGTGTTCCTGATGAAGCCTTTATTCTAGCTTCTACTCCAGCATCTATAGCTTGATTTACATATTCTTGTAATGATGCAATATTCTTTTGTATTGCTTCTGCTTCTCCATCTGCTCCAGCCATAACCATATTTGCTAAAGCTCCTGGTAAGCCTTTTTCAACTAATAAGTCTTTAGTTTGATTAGTTAATCTTTCAAATTCAAAAGCTTTTTCTTTTTCACTGGATTGCTTTTGCATTTCTTCCAGTTTTTTATTTAATTCGCTTATTTGATAAGCTGTTTTATCTGCTTCGCTCATTTTAGCTAATTTTTCTGATTCAAGTTGAGCTTTATCGTTTTGCAAAGATTCAAGCATTTCTTTATATTTTCTCTTCTCTTTTACTATGTTTCTTGAGGCTATATCTTTTGCCATTTCCTTAGCTTTTTCTTCAACTAACTTATTAAGTTCATCTTGACTCATTGGAGGTTGTTGTACTGGTCCTCCTGTTTCATTATTTGCATCTTGAGGCGGTTCTTGCTCTCCTTCATCAGCTAATAGCTGTAAATTCATATTTAATTTTGTATCGTTAACGTTAACTTTGTTTGATTTTTTCATAATAACAATTCCTTTCCACCTAGTTTTATGGGCTAGTAACCATTCTGCAATGTTTTCTTTAATGTCTATCCCATAGAAAAAGACAATAAAAAAAGAAGCCTTATTTTGCTTCTTTAAATTCGCATCTATTAATTCCTACTTTTATTTTCATGGTTTGCTTATCTAATTTACAACCTTCAATTCCTTCTTCAATTGCATGTATGCATTCTTTGCAATCAGGAACTATAATTTGTTGACCATCTTCTTTTAATCTATCTCGCATTATTCATCCTCCAAACTTTTAGGATCTATATATTTACATTCTAGCTTATAAGACTGCTTTCCTTCATCCCATGATACATTTTCAATTTGTAATTGTGTACCTTTATCAAGTAGCCATTCTCTTTCAGCTGAATGTGTAGAAATTGGTGCTATATATCCGCCCCCTGTTGCTCCTTTATCAATTTTTATTTCCATAAATATTCCAAAATTAAAATCTTCACTTGCTGGTCCTTCAGGTGCAACTGTTGTTGACATAAAAGCATCATCCTTTACAACTAAACCTTTTACCTTTTTATTTAATTCTTTAGCATCCATAGTCTTGTCTTTTATTTGTTCAATTAAATCTTTATCTAGCACTTTATTAAATATTGATCCAGATGTACCTCTAAATACTTTCATATCTGTATGGGCAACACCTTTTTTAAGTCCACTAGATATTTGTTCAATAACCTTTTTAGTTTTCTTTTGTATTGCCTTTATCTCTTTATCTGTTAATTCTTCTAAATGAGTTCCTCTAAGAATATCATTTATATCTTCAAACCAATCATCTTTTGTATATTTTTTAAGTGCTTTTCTTTCTTCTGCTGTTATATCTTTTAAGAAGTTATTTTCATCTGGTATATCCATTGCTGTAATATAATCATATTGTTTATATGTTTTCTTGTGTTCTTTTTTCTTCTTAGTTGTTTTAGTTTTAGTTGTTTTTTGTTTAGATCCCTTATTGGTTTTAGGAGCCTTAACATTATTCTTCTTTTTAAATTCTTCTTTTATAGCTTCTTCTATATTACTATGATTTTCATAATTTTTATTTATATACTTTTTAGCCCATTCTTCATACTTCATATTTGCTGGAACTTCAATTCTTTTCCCATCTTCATCTCTAGCAAATCTAGTATCTTTTTCATCATCTTCATCATCTTCATAATATGGCACTGTTGTACATCTATCGTTAGGATGCATTGGAGGATAATTTAATCCCGTTATTGCATCTTTAGTATTAAATACTTTTCCATCTAACTTAGCACAATCATTACAAGTTCTACTATCTAAAGTTGCTAGAAATTCATATTTATCAATGTCTAAATCATCGTAAGTATATTTAGAAGCTTCATTCATACAATAAGCATGTTCCGTTTGGACTAATCTTATTGAATTTTTATAACTGCTATCCATTTTTTCTTCTATTCTTTTGGCAACTTTATTGCTGGATTCTCCTCTAATTATCATCTGCGTTATTTCATTTTTAATAGTTTTGCTTAATTGTTTTTTATTGTCCCATATTCTATTACTATAATTGGACCCAGACCAAGGATAGCTTAATATTCTTTCTATTTGTTTATTATTTATTCCACTGAAATTTGCTAAAAATCCTTTTTCTTTGCTTATATTATATATATTTTCATAATAATTATCTTTAATAGTTTGTGTTAGAAGTTTCTTAGTTTTTTTCTCAGTTTCTGTGGTTAGTTGATTAAGCTGTTTGTCAACTTCATATTGTAAAGCCTCTAATCTCGTTATCCTACTTTTCATAGCTAAAGTATTAAGTTCTAATAATACTTCTGGATTATCTTTAATCATTTCAAGATATCCTTTTATATCAGTTCTCCATATTTTAAACTCATCACTAGTAAGATATGTAGAAGCTTCTTTATAAGTTAAATTATTTTCTTTAGCATATTTTACAAATAAATTATTAATTTCTTTTTCTATTTCTTTGCTTGCTTTTTTATATTGAGATTGAAGTTCTTTGGATAATTTATTGCAGTCTTTAATTCCTTTATTCAGCTTTTCTTTTTCCCTCTTTTGCCAATACTCTCTATTATTCTTTACCATCTTCTTCACCTACTTCAGCAGGTTTTTCTTGTTGCATTTCATAAGGTTGCTCATATACTGATTCTTCTTCATCTTCTTTTTTCTTTAATTCTGCTTGTGGATCACTTATAGATGGGAACATTCCTATTACAGTTTCTTTGCTCAATATTCCTGTTAATGTTTGCATCATTTGTGCAATTTCTAATTCATTTACTGGTCTATTTCTAGTAAATACTGGCTCTATATCTATAAAATCAAATTGTAAACTACTATCCTTAGTTCTTAAATAGTTACATATCAATTCTATTCTTCTCATTAATCCTTTTCTAAACTTAGCTTCTTTTACCGAAGTTAGATTATCAATTCCCATAAGCTTATATTTCATTGCTTCTCCACTTATGTTTCCGCTAAATGATTCATCTGTTAAATTTGGAACTAATGAAAATTTATGAATATCATTATCTAATCTATTTTTATAATTTTCTAAAGCTGTATCTTGAATATCTTTTATTAAATATTTTGCATCTCCAGTATTATCTTGAAAATTTATTATATGCATATCTTTTAATGTTTTAGATGCTTCATCATCTACAACATAGCCACTTATAACCAACATTGCATTCGTGAAATATTCAAAGTCATTAGCTGTATCGGACTGAACTTTGTTATATTCATCTATCAATGTCATTACCTTTTCAAAATCTCCAAATAATTCATCATTGTTAATATAAACTACTACTGGTACATCTTTAAAAAAATGTTCTCTTGTTTTACTTTCATCTATAACAAAGCTGTATTGTTTAATAGTTCCATACATTATTTTACCAGTTTCAATTATTTCATCTTTATCATTTAAAATAGGGCCTGTATATATTTCACATTTTGTTATTATCTCATTTGTATTAACTATTTTTTCTTCCCAATACCTTATAGCATAAAGTATATTGTCTTCTATTGTATCATCATATACTATTGCTACTTCGTTTCCTCCAAATGCCTTAAATCTTGGTTGCATGTCTTCATCTATATATAATAGTTCAACTGCATATCCTCCAATAGATGCTCTTTTAGCTAAAGTAGTATTATGATCATGCTCGTCATTGTATTTTAATATATCGTTTAATTTTTCTAGTAATTGTTCATCTTCACTTTTATATGTCACTTGTTTTCCTAAAAAATAACCTACTGCCATAGTTGTTATATAGTTTGCATATGGAGTTGCTAAATAGTTATGAGGTTTTCCATCATTTTCATATTTTCTATTAAATATGTCTGCATGATTATTGTAGTATTTTTCTAGTTTATCAATTCTAGCTTTTTCGCTTCTATGCTCATCTAATATGTAATCAATTGTCTCTTTATTTAATTCAGCATCTCTTGGGATTTTAATCCTTCTATTAATCAAATTCTCACCTCCTAAATTCCTAGCATTCTTCTATCTATAGTTTTTAAGTCTGTTACTTCATATTCATTTAAACTATAGGCTATAGCATCAAATATATGACTATCTATATTAAATTCATCTTCAAGTATTTCTCCATTTTTATCTACTTTATATGTTAAATCTTTTAGTTCTCTTACAGCATTTCTGCATTTATCCGAACAGTAAATATGTTTAAATCTTTTAATCTTCTTTATATTGCTTAAAACACTTCCTGCAAATTTTTTGCAAGGTATCATTGTAAATCCCATTTGTCTAAAATAGGCTATTGTTTTAGGTTCTGCACAATCAGCTACAATCAATAAATTTTTATAATCT